TTGCACCTGCTTGTGGACGCTTTCGTATTGGAAAATGTGAATGTTCAAGATGTCAAAAACCTAATGGCGGATGGGAAAAGAAAGCTGTTTTAGAACGCAACGGTCTTTTAAATGGCTTATAACGTTTTGCGGCTTTGCGATGGCCGCCAAAGAATGAACTTAATTTTTAACCGAGATGTGTCAGGCGGCTATTGCAAAACCGCTGTTAGCCGCTGGCCTTTCTCACAATACAAATAAAAATGGAAAATCAAATTTTAGAAGTTGGAAAGATTTACGATTTATCATGCCAACGCAAAGGAAAATTCAGAATGAAACTTACTCACCAAGATGAAACGTGGGCAACTGGTATAATTACCAAAGGAAAGGCAAAAGCCATTCTTGCTTATAACGAAGTCGAAAAAGGCGAAGAAGTAACGGTTCGTAAATCTTTCTCCACATTTACGGAGGTCGTTTAGGCTTGCGGCTAACGTTTCACGGCTTTGCGATGTGGCGGTATTCAAGGTACAAAAGCTCAATACACCACCGAAGCCAAATAGAATTACAAATGTTCAAAATATGCAGTCAAGCCGCCATATTGCAAAGCCGATGTTATAAGCTGGCTGCGGTTAATCAAACGGAAACTTAAATCGAAGCACTAAACAAAAGAATTAAAAAAAAGAGGGATGGAAATAAATAAAATATATAACGAGAATTGCCTTGATACGATGGCTAAAATGCCTGATAATTTCATTGACTTAACGGTTACTTCACCGCCTTATGATAACTTACGAGAATACAAAGGTTATTCATTTGCATTTGAAGAAATCGCCAAAGAGTTATTTAGAATTACTAAACAAGGCGGTGTAGTTGTTTGGGTTGTTGGAGATGCCACAATGAATGGAAGTGAAAGCGGAACATCATTTAAGCAAGCATTATTTTTTAAAGAGATAGGATTTAATTTGCACGATACAATGATTTACCAAAAAGTAAACTATGTGCCATTGACACACAACCGATATGAGCAATCATTTGAGTTTATGTTCATTTTAAGCAAAGGGAAGCCGAAAACATTTAATCCAATAATGATACCTTGTAAACAAGCTGGAAAGGTTGAAAAATATGGATTAGAACGCAGACAAAATCACGGCTCAAAACACGCTATGAGATTGTATGACGAAACCGAATTTAAAGCAACCAAAGAAAATAAGATTGCACCAAATATTTTTGCTTACACACTTGGACGTGAAAAAACTGGACATCCTGCACCGTTTCCAGAAGCATTGGCAAATGACCACATAACGACTTGGAGCAATGAAGGTGATTTGGTTTACGACCCGTTTATGGGAAGTGGAACAACTGCTAAAATGGCAATCTTGAATAACAGAAACTACATTGGCAGTGAAATATCAGAAGAATATTGTAAGATTATCGAAACTCGAATTAAAGAGTGCGGTGGGCTTTTTTTTAATTCTTTTCAAACGGAATTGTCAAACGAAGCAGGAACGTAGCAGCTTGCTTATAACGTATGGTGCTTGGCGAAGGCTGGGATAAATAGTACAAATGTTCAAATTAAAAACAAATGATAGTAGATAGCACAAATGTTCAAATAAGCACTGATGCCCAGCTTTTGCCAAGCACGTGTTACCCGCAGTTTTTTCTCGGAGATATTCAGATTTACAACGGTAACAATATAGATGTTTTGCAAATTTTAGGGTTGGATTTATCGAAGTGTATTTTTGTAAGCGACCCGCCATTTAATATTGGCTACCATTACGACCAATATAATGACAAAATGAATGAGGACGATTACTATAATTGGTTAGCTGATATTTTCGGAACTAACAAACAAGTGATTATTCATTACCCTGAATACTTGTATAAGCATAGTTTTAATATTGGTTTATTTCCTGACAAAGTAGTGAGCTGGGTTTATAATTCAAATACTGGCAAACAGCATAGAGATATTGCCTTTTTTGGAGTAAAGCCTGATTTTAGAAAAGTAGGACAAGATTATAAAAACCCAACTGATAAAAGGATTGCTAAACGAATTGCAGATGGCAAAACAGCAAGACTTTATGATTGGTGGGAAATAAACCAAGTGAAAAATGTTAGTGCCGAAAAAACAGCACATCCTTGTCAAATGCCGTTGAAAGTAATGGAAAATATTATCGGAGTTTTGCCTGATGATTACATTATTATCGACCCATTTTTAGGAAGCGGAACAACGGCATTAGCTTGTCAAAAATACAACCGTAAATTTATTGGAATAGAATTAGACCCTAAATATTTTGATATTGCAAAACAACGGATTTTCAATTCAGCAGGGTTGTTCCAAAATTGCGGGTAACGTATCGGGTATTGGCGAAGTTGCCGAACCGAAAGTTTAATTGAAAAACAAAAGTTGAAATTATGGACGATAGTTTAATTGAAAAACAGAACGGCAATTTTGCCAATACCGTGTTACCAGCAGTGCCTTCTTCGGAGGTTTATTTGGAAGATTGTGTAAAGGCATTAAAACGCTTTAACGACAAGCATTTTGATTTGGCAATAGTTGACCCGCCTTATGGAATTGGAGCAGATAAAGCCCAAAACAATGCAGCCCTATCAAGAATAAAAGCAGATGGTAAAAGTAAGGCTGGCAGAGGTTGGAAATTATACCACGAAACCGATTGGGATAACGAAACACCGACTGCTGAATATTGGGATGAATTGTTTAGAGTATCTAAAAATCAAATTGTGTGGGGTGGAAACTACTTTACTGAATATCTACCGCCATCAATGGGCTGGATTTTATGGGATAAAGGGCAAAGGGATTTTAGTTTGGCAGATGGGGAATTGGCTTGGACTTCTTTTAATAAGGCTTTGAGAATATTTGAAATGAGCAGAGGAAAAGCATTAGCAAAGAACAATGAGCAAGGCGGTAGATTTCATCCAACACAGAAGCCTGAAATGCTTTACGATTGGATTTTAAAGAACTATGCGAAGGAAGGCGATTTGATTTTAGATACCCATTTAGGAAGTGGAAGCAGTAGGATTGCAGCGTATAAAGCTGGGTTCAACTTTGTAGGATTTGAAATTGACCAAGAATATTATGAGAAACAAGAAAAGCGTTTTAATGACTTTAAAAGTCAATTACGATTATTTTAGCGGTGTCGGTGGCATTGCTGGTAACTCGTATATATCATCAATTTCGATAATTAATATTATGAAAGGAGGGAAACAAAATGACTTACGACCCAGGAACGGCATATAATGACGGGTACAAGGCCGGTTTAAAGGATGGATATAAGAAAGCATTGGCGGAAATCACAAACCCGGTGAACGACGTTTTGAAACGAGCCGATGATATTATTTGCCATGAATTTTGTGTAACATACGATGACCTTCACCGGCGCACTCGGTTGCGTCATATTGTCGAGGCGCGTCAGATGGCCATGTATGTCAGACGGAAAATATTCAACCTCTCCCTGCACCAGTCCGCCAATGATTTCGGATTGAATCATGCTACTGCATTATGGTCAGTCCGCCAGGTGGAGGTTCTGATCTGCAATGACAAACTTTTCAAGGCGCGGGCGCAGAGGGTGCTGGCCGCCGTCGGAGAAATCAAAAAATTTTACGACAAGCGATAAATATTATTTGATTTTGATTAATTTTGCTTATCTTTGGAATGCTATAAATTTCGCGATATGATTTTCAGCCAAAATATTCACTCAATAAACGGCGGCAAACCGGTGAAAGTCCGGCCTTCCCTTGATCGTGGATTTATAGCGGTGACCGCCTTTTTGATCTTTTTACGGTATGGAATACAAGACAATTAAAGTTGAAAAATTAAATCATTTCGACAGGCGTGATATTCGCCAAGATGTTATTGAAAAATTACAGGAGAGAATAGGAGCAGGTGGGTATAATCCGGCGCGACCGCTTACTGTTATACAAAAAAATGGGGATTATTTGGTCGCTGACGGTAATCATCGGCTGGCTGTTGCAAAATTATTGAACATCGATTCATTGCCATGCGTGATCAGGGAAGGTAACGAATATACGCTTGCGATCCAGTGTAATAGCGATGAAGAGACCTATGCCCCAGAGGATTTATGGGACAGGTTAGACACCATTCGACAGCTGAAGGATCATGGAATGACACAGGCGGAAATCGGGGAAGTGATCGGGGTAGGTGAAGGAACAGTGAAACAGCATTCTGTTTTAATGAACAAAATAGTTACACAGGTTTTGGATGCATGTAAACAGTATCAGAATGGCCGTGTAACAGTTGAAGTTACACCTGTAACTTTTGACTTTACCGAAGGTTGGTTTAGAACATCGGGATTATACGACCTGACCGCAGAATTTCAACTTCGATTAATTGATGAATTTATAGCGGATAAATTTAATTGGAATAAAGCAAAGGTTCAGCAGACCAGCGCTAAATATAAACTGTGGCAGGAAATGATTACCACCGCAGAGTCAGAACTTCAGGATAAAGACTTAATCCCTGAAATTATTGCCATGATTAAAAATGGCGCGTTTAAATCAATAGAACAATTATTGCGAAAAATACAGGAGTTAAATGAAAAGGCAAAGAATAAGTTAATATGTGGGGATTGCCTTATTGAATTAGAAAAACTACCAGATGCTTCTATTGATTTAGTGATTACCGACCCGCCGTATGGAATTGAATATAAAAGCAATTTTTCAAAATACAGTCAGAATATAACAAAAGAAGGAGTTAAAAATGATGACGATACCGCAGATGATATATTTGATAAATGCTGCGAATTATTAAACAGAAAAACAAAGACCGACGCACACCTATACTTCTTTATTGATTTCAAAAATTACCCAAAATTTAGAGCGATAGCGGAGAAATACTTTAACGTAAAAACACCGCTTGTATGGTATAAATCAGATGCCGGTATCGGAGATTTAGAGCAGGATTGGATTAATGGAACTGAATTAGTAATCTATTGTGTGAAGGGTAATAGAAGTATCAATAAACGGCGTGTTAATGTTTTAAAATACCAAAGACTAAATACATTGGCAATGATTCACCCCACCCAAAAACCGGAAGAATTGATAACTGAAATATTAACAGTTTCGGCAAATAAGTACGATATATTCTGTGATCCGTTTATGGGTTCAGGTTCCCATATTAAAGCTGCAAAAAAATACGGATGTAATTATATTGGGATTGAATTAGATCGGGTTATGTTTAACAAGGCTTTATCAAATATAGGAGATTAAACTATGGCATTCGGAAATTTTGACTTTGCACAAGGGACAGATTTTGAACAAGGTATAATGCGTTTTTTCTGGAAAAAATATCCGACTAATATTATGAATTTTTGCAAACCTGACATATATGATTGTAATAATGATATATTTTATGAAACAAAATACACACGGCCCTATTTTGATAAAGACCCGGCGAAATATAAAGATTCAGTAGATTGTGGAACAGGGTTACCTACTCGTCAATTCGACCGTTATCAAATGATTATAAATAATGGACACAGTCGGGTTATTTTTATTCACGGGATGGATGGTGGTATGTATGCAAACAAAATATTCATGACTGAATTAACAAATGAATTTTCCGAAAAGAGAATTTATAGTCCAAATAAAAAAACGGTATTTTGGAAATATTCAGACTTAAACTTATTGAATAATATAACTGTTGATAATATAATTGGTCTTATCCATAATCTAAACAATAAAATAAATAATACAAAGTATGAATCAAATACAACCGGGTTGGATGTGTTTTCTAACTTTTCTATTACCTCTGAATCGAGGCATGAATATGAAAATGAATGGATAAATATGTGGAAATAATTAACACCACCGCCATATGAAAGACACCTTTTATTTTTCCCATGATTACAATGCCAGGACCGACCCGAAGATTAAGCGGTTGATGGCAAAGCACGGAATGACGGGTTACGGGATATATTGGGCGATCATTGAGGATTTATACAATAATGCGAACGCATTGCAAACGGATTGCGAAAGCA